GGGCATTATTTTTTCTTTACTGCTTTCTTTTTCTTAGCAACTGCTTTCTTTTTAGCAGGTGCTTTTTTCTTTTTAGCAGGTGCTTTACCAGAAACGTATGCTTCATTTACATCTGGTGTACTTGGATCATCAGCTTTGTAATGACCATCTTTCGTTCTTGCCCTTTTTACAGAGCCAGAAAGTTCTGCAAGTTTTCTTTCAGCATCTTCAATATCTGGATCAGGTCCAAAAACGATTTGATAAATACCATCATCGCCTTTTTTCATTACAAAATATTGTGCTGGAAATTCACCATTCTCTGCAATTATATAAGAATCAGCCATAATTAATCTCCATATACTTTAACCATTTCAAGAGCAATCATATAAGTATCACCACTTGAATGTCCTTTTGTAGTAAAAAGGATATCTCCATTTTTACCACTCCCTGCGTTATTTGGAAGTCCTCCAAAATCTTTAAAATCCATATGTCCATTACTGCTTTCAGCAAGTTCCATAAGCAGAACATTGGATGAAGCGTTTAAAAATAATTGAACAGACATACCTACAATAGCATGGCTTACTCGAATTACTCGAACTTCAGAACAAGCCACTCCTGCTGCATTAGCAGCTAAGGCAGAAACATCTACCTTAGCTACTGCTGATTCACCAGTGCCATCGCTGACATTCGTAAACTTCATAACACAATTTCTTTCACCATCTATAATGGTTTGTGATGTTACTGCATCAGCCATAATTTACTCCTATTAAGATTGGTCAGTAAATGCTGGAGCATCTGCGCCTTCTTGATTACCCCAGATATACCAATTAGTTCCATCTTTAGCTAATACATTAATTTCAAACAAACCAAAATCTGTAAGAGTTAATATAGAGTTAGAGTTACCATCAGCATAAACAGAAACATTATCTGCATTAGAATCTAAATGTATGATTCCACCTAAAAAGAAATTAGTATCTGAACCTGTATCAATGATAAGGTTTTCTGTCTCTTCTGCTGCACCACCATAAATAAATTTAAAGTAAACACCAGCAGCAGGACTTGGCAATGTTAAAGTTCTATTACCTGTAATAGCTGGAACTACATTTGTACGACCACCATTAGCTGTTGCTGTTAGCGTTGTATCTGCATCAGTTAAAGCTACAGGTGCAACTTTCATGCCATCACCATCTAAAGTAAATTCAGTAGTAATAGCACCTGTTGTTGAATTTTTTGAAATGACTGTAAAGCCATTTTCAGACCTTACTGGTCCATTAAAAGTTGTGTTAGCCATTTTTTTCTCCTAAAAGAAATAATCTATCATCTTGGCAAAGTCTGCTAGGTCAGTTGATAGATAATAAAATTATCCTAGAAACGAAAAATAGGGGAAGCCGAAGCCTCCCCTAAATATCTTAGCTTGATCCCGGTGAACCAAAGATACCAAGCGGATCAGATACTCCAAAGGAATATCTTTCTCTTGCTTTATACCTTACATTACCAGTATCAAAGTCTCCATCCATGCTAGTAGTCATAGGACTTCTGACAAATTGCTTCATACCATCAGGTACATCAGTTGTGATAAAGAAAGCATTTGTGTCAGTCAAATAATGATTGACTGCATAACCTTCTGGAATCACACCATTGCTCCTAACAGCATTAATGTCATTGTCAGCAGTTCCTACTCTGTACTCGCTTTCAAGGAGTCTTGTAGCAACAAACTGAAGATCAGTCGGAACGATCAGCTTTCTTGGTCTAGCTGCAATTTTAAGTCCTCTTTCATCAGTCCACTTACTAATTTGAATTACTGCATCTTCAAGAGATGTTTCATTCAAGTCAGCACCTGTGGATGGTCTGTTAGAGTTTTTGCCACCAGAAACAAGAGGGTGTCCATCACCGCCTGTTACTCCATCTCCACTCGCAGTGAATAGGTTTACCCCATCACCGGATTGAAAACTGTTTGTGAACCCGTTATTCAGTGGGTAAGCTGCTTTCACTTGTTTAGTGTAAGCCATTGCCCTCGCTAGAGCTTTAGTGTATCTAGCTGACAGAGAAACATAAAGATTGTCCTCCATCGCTTCTTCAGTAACACTGAATCCTAAAGCAATAGTTTCGTGTGTATAACGAGCCACAAAAGATTCTTGCGCTGTATCGTAAGATATTGATGCGCCTTCATCTTTCACTGGAGCAGCAGCAAATCCAGACAACTTGAGTTCTTCCTCGAAAGATCGATCAGAGTTCTCAGTTGCATAAATTTGTTCATGCTCGTTCTCGTAATTGTTGTACTCTTCCCCAAACAAAGCGTTTAAGCCCGGAAGGAGTTGTTTTAGCTCATTAGCTCTTGATATAGCTGCCATGATTTCCTCCTAGCCTATGCCTGTTGTGTTAAGTAATTGATGTCCTACATTGAACATCACTAGTACATCTGTATAAGAATCACCAATAGCACTATCTGGACCATCAACAAAGTCGATAATCTTCAAAGGAAGTGTATTGGTTGTTGCTGCTGTACTACCATCTACTGCGTTCTTACTTGTTCCAATGGAAGTAGAACCAGCAGTTTGCACAACTGCAACATTCTTACCCAAGTCATCTTGGTTAAGAGATTCATCAGATTGCATTTGCATGACCAAAAATGGGTCAGATGCAACATATGCAACAATATCATCCGCAGCAATTGATGCTGGGAAATATTGATTTGGGGTAAATTGACCTGTGGTTGGATCAGTATAAGCACAGCCAAGAAAAATCCCAATAGGCGTACAAGCCGTAGTACCAGTATCTTTTTGGATAGTAGTATTCGGGTTATCGTCTGCCCATTTTACAATATCGCCATAGAATATGGATGTACCATACGCATTTTTGATTTTGTAATGTGTGATTTTTGCATTGTATGCACAAGATACTAACGAGCCAACAGGTCTGGCACCATGAGGTGTCGCTGAACTAGCCATAGTTATCTCCTAGTTAAAATTTAATTTAATTAAGAACTAGGACTCTCTGCCAAATGTTGTTTTAGATTTTCTTTCAAAAACTTGTTTGGTAGCCATCCTAGAATCTTGGTCTTTAAAATAAACATTATCAACAGATTCCATTTGAGTTTGAGCCATTTTTCTAAAATGTTCATCTCTAGCTTCCGCTTTTTCTCTAGGCATCTTGCATAATAATTGCCCACCAATTTCAATGTTGCCTTTATCCGCCCATTCAGATTTGTAGTCCATCATGTGTATATGTAACTCAGGATGATCTTCAGACTTGCATGGTATCCAACCTTCTCTAAATTTTTTAGAGACATTAGGGTTATCAGCATTTCCTAACAAACTTGTTCGGATATACCGATAAACCCAATCTGGATGTGGATTTGGGCTAGGTAAATTTGATGGATTATCCCAACTCTCTGTATGTTGGGTAACCTCTCGGTCATCGCTCCCTCTGGGAGTACGCACTTGTTGCGAAGGTTGTTCTTCGTTATTTTGCTCGATGGATTTTTCAGTGTCTTTAATATTTTCCACTTACTACTCCTTTAACAGTTCTTTTGCGTATTGCTCAGGTGTTACTCCAAGTTTTCGTGCTAGATTTACTTGGCTTTGAGTCAATCGTATATTGCGAGGATTTTTGTTTGACCCACTATTCCTCGTTGCAGGTGCAACCACATTAGATGGTTGTTTTTTTTCTTGTACTGGTTCTGAAATAGATTGCTCTACTTCAACACCAAAGAAACTTGGAAATTGATTTTTCATTCGTTTATCAACTTCATCATAATAAAGGGTAGGATTCCCAGCAGGGTCTATCCCTTCATCTCTAATCTCTTGATCCAAATACATAGCGAATGATGTCATTCTCTGATGCTGTGGATTTGCGTTATTCATAAACCAAGTATTTTTGTTACTCCACTCTTGCATATCCTTATCAATTTGGATTTCTGGTTGTTGAACTTGGTTTTGTGATTGTGCTGAAAGTTCTTGAATTTGTTGATTTAAATGAGCCTCATATTGAGTTGCATCTCTTTCAGCCACAGTAGCTTGTGATAATTGTTCTTGTGCCTTAGCCATTGCTTCTGCATCATCATTTTCATAGGCTTGTTTTAATCTTGCTTGTGCATCACGTTTTGCCCATTCAACATTATTTTTTTGACTTTCTGTAAGAGTCTTAGAACCTTCTTGAACCATTTGCATTAGCCTTTGGTTCTCTGCCCTTAATGTTTGTAATGCATTAACGGCTTCTTCTGTTTGTCTTTCTGCTGACTCTTTAGCCCTTCTTTCTTCGTGATATTCGTATTTTATTTTATTAATACGATCACCAGCCCGTTTACTGTAATCTGTAATTTCTTTATCTATTATTTCATCTTCTACAGGTTCTTCTTTAGTCTCTGCTTTTGGAGGTCTGCGATCTTCTTGTGGCGTATCATCTACAACCTCAACGGAAATATCTTCTTCTTGTTTTTCTTTTTTTATTTCAGTCTTAACACCAAAAAACTTATCTTCCATTGTTTGTGGTTTTAACTCACCATCTTCATTGGGCTGAAACTCTGTTTCAATAGATGTTTCTACAGTCTGCTCATTCATGCTCTTACTACTCCAGTTGGGTCTTCGACTACTGCTTCAACAGTATCATCGTTGATTAAACGAAACTCTTGTCCATACATTTTCATACGAGTGCCAGAATAAGCTCTAAATACAACCCAATCACCTATATCGCACCATGCACCTGTAGGAAAACGATTTAAGTCAGCATAACAATCTGGACCCATCTTTAAGACATATCCACATATGTTTGTAACTTCTTCGTCTTTGATTGTTTGTTTAGCTTTAAGAATACCACCTTCTGTTTTTTCTTCAGCTTGTGGCATTGCAACTAAAATTTTCCATCCGGCAGGATCAGGAAGTACC